ATTGGTTTGCATAAGGTCCATCTGAGAACTTGGCTTTAACTTCACCTGATTGGTATAAGTGTTTTAGTAACGCTGACTCTGCATCATTCATATAGCCTGATTCTACCGTAAACATATTCTCTATCTTTTGGCTATATGTAGTTAGGCCTCTGTCTTCTAAGTCGACGTTATAGCCTTCTGAATTGTAATCCGCAATGCCTTTTAAGAAGTTGTTGTTCTTAGTTCTAGTTTTATGATTTACTCGTTTAGTAAATGTGAAGTAGTCTCTGTAGCCATACGAGTTTTGCCATGCAAACTGTACATGTGGGTAATCATTACAAGGCTCATCGTTAACGATAAACTTCTGTGCTCTCCATGCAGCTGCAGTCATGACATCTATTTGTGATTGTGCATCATCTGGACAACCCCATACTGCAGGTATAATATAATAATATGCAGTAGCTGCGTTTAGTGGCACCATTAAGTTCTTAGGTCCACTTGCAATAGTTAGAGTCTGAAAGTCACCCGAGATTAGTGTACCTTGACCTAGCGATATGTTAGGTCCTCCACCATTAGCCTGTGCATTAACGATAATGTTAGTCTGTATTGCACTTGATGAGGTTGCACTGTATTGTAAGATATAGAAGGCTTCGATACCCTGCACTGCTGTATTAGGTGCTGCGGTAGAGCTTCTCTCAACCTTTTGGTAGAATGTCTTAGTACACTCGTCATCTCTATAGACATTGTGTACATCGATACCACCTGGTGAACTGTAGATACCAATAGACTTTCCAGGTAATTCATCTGCAATTGTAAACTCATTATCACTTAGAGGCTTTGCAGATCTATCAATTACTGAACAGGGTAGTGCAGTGTCATCCCCACTAATCTTAGGTTGATAAGGGTTAGTGTCAAATGGTATTTGGAAATATTGTTTAGAGCCTGCAATGACTGTAAAGATCTCAGGGTATGTAGTAAAGGCACTAACAACACCACCTGCTTCAGTAGCGTAGGCTATCTGATATTCTAATAGGGTTGCGCCTGCTAAAGAGATTCTTTGATTTTGTGGTATACCTGCTACGAACTGTGAGTCTACTTGATTATTCTGTGGCCCTACATAAGACTGTAAGATGTTTTGCATATCAAAGATTGCACGACCTATTCTATTAGGTGTCTGTCTAATATCTGCTACAGGGTCTGTTTGACCTACTATGTATATTCTTAGTGCATACTTGTCTGCATTGGCTATAGTGTCAATCCCACTCAATGTAAGTGGATTGGCGCCATAAGCCATATCAAAGACTGTACTTGGTGTTTGTATTACTGTTACTGCCATGATTAAAATTCTCTTGTTAAGGCCTGTGTCACTCCATCTGCTACTACGCCTGCTATTGCATCGACGTTAAAGAAGGATTGTGGCTTTAGGCCCATTTTATATATTTGTTTTCGTGCACCGAAGGGTAGCTGACCTCCGATCATTTCATAGTTACCTGAGAAGCCGAAGCGTCTACCCGCGGTAGGTTGTGGTACGCCAAATCTGGGTACCTCACTAGCTGGTGCGTTCTGCATCCCGTCTACACCATAGTTCTGAAAGATACCATAGTATAACATTTCTACAGACAATGTGTCATCTTGGATCACTGCCTTAATAGAGTTACGTAGAGCTCCTGTATCTATTGGTGCTCCTTGCTTAACCTCATCTACTATACGACCACCTATTTGTGTAAGTATCGGACTAAGGTTTGACATAGTCTCACCGAAGTCACTGAGTGCTGATTCGAATTCGTCTACTGTCATATCGCTCTATATGTTATTTGTCCACTAATACCTTTAAAGTAATAATTAATACCAGGCGTCCATGTGTTGGCAATTGTAATTACAGGACCACCTACTGCACTATAAGTATTTGTATGTTGATTTACCGGTATTACAAATGGTGCTGTGGTAGATACAGTAAATTGATCGCCCGCTAGTGGACCTTGAGGTACTGATGGTGGCATGCCTGTTACTGCAGTTATTGTAGGCCAAACAATACCGGTTGCAAATGAGCCATCGTAAAAACTTAGAGTTACTGTGGTAAAATCAAATGATGATGGAAAGTCTTGTGTACACTCTATTGTCATGTTAAATTCTACTTCTGCCTGTAAGCCTGTGTAAAGGTTATTTCTGAAATATGCTTGACCAACGTTAGTAGGAAATGCGGCGCCTTTATTCGTGGCAAACCCTACTAGTGGATCTGTGAAAGGCATAGGTCTTACTATAGTAGTCTCTAATGAGTCTATAACCTTTGTAGCAAATGGAGGAAAGCCCCCTGTTGTAAAGTCAGCGTCCGGTACTATATCGTATTGTACGAATATATCTCCTGAGTTAATAGGAGGTGTTGTAGGTACTGTCATTGACTGTTTAGAGTCTGCCTGTATTACTAACTCGGATTGGTTTGCATCAGTATATGCCGTGCCACTAGTTGTTGTACCAGAGGCCATGTAACCACCTCGCTCAATACCAAACTCAAAGTACGTACCCTCGTTAGTTTCTACTTGTACTTGTAGGTCATTAGCCTGTGCTATCTTTTGTATTTGCACTTGCTTAGCGGCTTCCATCTTATCTAACTGTATTGTTAGTGTCTGTGTAAAGCCTAAGATACTTGAGGCCTGATTGACATTGTAGTTCTCTACAAGGCTAGCAGTACCCTTATCCATCTCGTACTTATACCACGTACCTCCTTCATTTTTTAGGTATACGTTCTTAACACCACCTATGTTAGTGTTACAGCCTTTAGCTATGCCTGATGTTATATCGCAACTCATTAGTAAGGTGTTATACAATTATTAATAGGTAGAGGTATCTCGATCTCTAGTGTGGCTGTCATGCCCGCTAGTGTATCTTGGAACCTCTCCTTGAATGGTGTTAGGTTTACATTCAGTGTTAAGTCAAAGTCATTGAGTGGCGTCTTAAATCTTAGATTAGCCAGTATGTCATCAATGTACTGTTGGCAGTCTGACTGTACCTTTAGGTAGTTGGCAAACCCATTAGTCGGGTCCTCTTGTGTCACGTCCATTACTATTAGATTAAATCTATATGTAACTGCTTGACCGGTTCTAGTTGACTGTGTAGGGTTTAGGAACGCGTATGGATAGTTAACACGTGTGCCTTCATCTACAGTCTTAATATCTGTTAGGGCTCCATAGCCGAAGTCCCTTAGTATCTCATGGTTGTCTACCACTAGGTTAATACTATCTACGAGTTCTTTGTAAGTCATATTGTCTCTTTTGTTGTAATTGTCTCTGGTTCTCTTCTAGGACCTTCTCCTTCTGTAGAGCCATAAAGTTTAGAACTTTCTTTAGAGGTTGTTCCGTTACCTCATCCATGTTTAGTATGTTGTCATTGGCTAGGCTAACTATTACCTTATACCAACTACGGGCTACTTGCATCTTATCTATATCAGCCGTATGTTCTGCTTCATCTATCTCTTTATCTGTAAGACCGAATAGTGTCTTGTATTGTCTGTATGTATATGTGCGGAAGTGCGCAAACCTCTCAATGGCCCACATAGCTTCATCAGCCCACTCGGCATCGGGTGCTATTAGTGCTATGATGTCCTTGAAGTGTTTGTCAAGTCCTAACGATAAGTATACATCTAAGTCAACGAATTGGCCAAATGTAATGGCCTCCATGTCGATAGTCTTACACTCACGTCTATCATTCATAGATTTAACAATAAATGAGATGGCTAAGACCATTGATTTTTCTGGTGCTCCAGTTAACTCGAATGGATTACAGCCAACAAGTGTACCTACTATTCTTGGATAGAATGCAGGGTTTTCCCAGTCAAACTGTAACATAGAGTGATACTGTTCTACTGTTAGCCTTTCTGGCATTTTGTAAGCCTTATCATTTATATTAATTGTTACCATCTACTTAGAAATATAAAATTGGGTTAATATGAATTACCGCGGCCCATGACAGCGTACGTACCCAAGGTTTTATTTTGTTTACGGTTGTAGTTTGCAATTGCCAGTGAGATCACACAGTCATCGTGTAAGCCACTTGGATGGCCGTACCTGATGTTTCTGGTCTTAGGATTATATTCATACGTAAATACTTCGAGTTCGCTCAGAAGCGCTGGAAATGTGTGGCTATCTGGAATACCAATGGTGTCCTCATTCATGTCAAGTATCAGTCCCTCAATGATTTCATTCTTAGATTTACTTGTAGTAATAAAGGGATGTGTATCAGCCCACTGTGATTTGACTTGCTCATAGATCACATCTCCTATGGAATTAACCTCTATCATTACTGTGGCTTGGTAGCGCTTTACTCTTGTA